CAAATTCAGGATGTTTTGAGAACTCTTCGTAAAGCTTTAAATTTATTTTACCGCTTTGTCTTCTTTCATTAATTGATAAAGACGAATCGACGGCAAAACGCCAATCTAAAACATCAAATAAATCAAGGCTATTTTTTACATCCATAAATGGTTTAGGAGTTAATCCTAAGTCATGTATTCTTTGACTGTATTCGACGTGCTCAAATCCCCACAAGCCAAATTGAGGCCTCATTCCTCCAGCTACCTGAAGACATATATTTTTTAAATAAAGCATACATCCATTAGGAGCGGTATATGTCATAAATCCTTCATGTTCACCGTTAAATCTTATTGAAGGACTATAAATGATGTTATTGCTTTTTTTATCAAAGGTCAAGCACAAATGATTGACTTTAGAATTAATGTAAGGCTTAAACCAATCTTGTGTTTTCGGTCTTACATCATCATCACAAAGAAAAATGTGGTCATATTTTTCCGCTAATTCTAAACACTTGTTTTTAGCATTAGCTATTCCAACATTTTGCTCAAACCGATAATTAGATTTTACAGGTGTTTTGGATGCATCATCAACCACATAAATAGTAGCATTAATTGGTAAATATTTTTCCCATTCAATTAATGTTTCCTCAAATACTTCTTTTCTATTGTGCGTTGTTAAACAGACTGCAATTGTTTCCATTCTAAGAATTTTGGATGTTCTGAAAATAAAGTCTCGTTATATTTCTGGTTAAATAAATCTAATTTTGACCACATTAAATCATTCCTTTCGTCTATTGTTTTTGTTTTAAATGTCTGGCTTCCAATATGGTCAACTCTACTAGAAGGCACAAGCATTGGAGGTAAATCTATTTTTTTTAGTTGACCAATTAGGCTATTATCTGCAAACCAAAAATCAAAATCATTGTCCAAGCCTCCTATTTGATTCCATAAATCTCGTTTCATCATAAATGCCCATCCAGATAAATTCCTTCCGCATTGCCAACCAATTTCATTTTCTGTTATATCTTTTTGCCTAAAATCTTTTGGGGAAATTGGACTTACTATAGGATAGTCTGCTGAAATTAAAGCGTGAAGCCATCCATTTCGGAATATTAAATCATTATTGCAAAACATAATCCAAGGAGCATTTCCTCGAACCGCTCCAAAATTTAAATAGTAATTATAATTAAAATCTTTGTCAGGATTAAATGTACTTGCGTTTTTATAAAATATGTTTGGCATTGATTCAATTACAATGCAATTAATTCTCAATCCATTAGCACCTTTAATTGCCGTATCTATTGCCATTTGGGTAAAATCTTTTCCAAGTTTTTGAGCATTGCTTATAAACACAACATCTGCAACAATTTTTCCCATATTTGCTTTTTTATGTCTAATTTCTAAAATATCCTCTTGAGCGACGGTAGTCATATCATTATAATCGTAATAATAAAGCACCTTGTCTATCTTATGCTCAGTACTTATATATGGCCTTAATAACTTTGCATAGCCTGAGTCTTCAGCTCTTTTCAGTGAAGGAAAAGAAGCCTTTTTACTTATTGACTTTTTTATACAAGGAATATGGTTTGGCAACCTATGATATTCAGTTTCGGTGTTATAGTCTCTAATGTAATCTTTAGAATACCTGCAAATCTTTGGCGGATTTCCATTTAATGATACCTCGGCTAAAAATACAATCGCATCTGCATTGCTTTTTATGCCTTCTAAAAGGCTTAAAATATAATCTGAGCTTATCCTATCATCGCAATCAACAAATGCAATGTATTCGCCATTTGCCATGTCTACCAAAAGGTTTCGCTTGTCTCCAAGCATTATCGTTTTATTATCAATTAAATAGATAATTTCAACCTCCTTTTGGTCTTGCTCTGGCAATGCTTCTAATTGACCATAAAGCATATCCAATGATTTAGGCAAAAAGGTTTTTCTTCGCTCTGCTACTGAAGGGACTAAAATTGATAATTTCATTTAAACCAAATTATTCCTGTACCTGAATGATGACCAATATCTGTCCAATCTGCTTTCTGCTCTGGTATTTCTTTCCAAAGTTTATATAGTTCCTCAAAAAGCAAAATGTCATCCATTAAAACTATTCCTTTCCATTTAATATCCCTTAAATGGTTTAATACTTGTTGTTCGTAAATGCCATCGTGCATTGTATCAATAAACAATAAATCAAAAGAATCATCAATTAATAAATGTCCGTTTTCCCTTATTAAAAAATTAACATTCTCAGGCTTATAATTTAAAGAAATATAATCTTCAACATCAAAGCTAAATATTTGATTTCCTGATTTAGCAAGACAAATAGCTGAATGTCCTCTAAAAGTCCCTAATTCCATAATATTACCTTTTACCTGGCCACCAATCCAGGCAAGTAATCTATAATGCTCTTCTCCAGCTTTCATATCTATATATTGAAAATTGGTATCATCATTTGGAATTGATTCCATGATTTTAATCATGTCAATTGAATTAAGCGTTTTTTTTGTAGGTTTTTTCATAATTATATTTCGCCACAAGGCTTACAATTTTTCTTGAAATACATTTCGCAATGTGTTCCTTCATGATTGCTTGGCTCCTTATCAAAGTAAATTTGAGTCTCTCCAGGCTTTGCAGTAAAGCGCTCGCAAGTTAGTTTCAGCTTGCATCTTTGAGGCTTACACATCGTAAATGTTGCCATATCTTATAATTTGTTTTAAAGTAAATGATTTTGAACGCGTTTAACAAAAAAAGGCGGGAAAATTTCCCGCCCTTTCACCATTAAACTAAACACACACTAAATATTAGGTAGTCTCAAGAAGCGCCTTTGCAGCTGCAAAAGTTCCTTTAACCAATACTGGAGTATCGTTAGCAGAGATAAACTGCACCAAACGCTGCTCAATTCTTACAGTCTTCAAGTTGTCGATGAAGTCATCGCCAGACTCTCCGATAGCTACCTGAAGTCCGCTTCTCAAACGTACGTTGATTACTGAAAGGTCACCACCTACAAAGTTGGCAGCCGTTCCAGTCAAAGCGTTGGTTGGGATAATGTTTACACCCCAAGCAGTAATTCCTCCGTTTGCGTTAAAAGTAACGCCAGCTGGCAAGATATATTGCTTCTCTGCATCCTTCTCAGAAAGCATCAAGTGATACTGTCCAGTCTCAACAAATACTCCTGTAGCAGTTCCGTTAGCAGCTCTTACTTGAGCGATAATTCCGTGGATAACATCCCAGTTAGTAGCAGACTCAACACCACCAGCCATTGAACCGCCAGTGAAAGTGGTAGACTTAGAAAGCAAACCAGCAAGCTGAGGAGATGTACCGTTACCAGTAAACAATTGGTTTTCGATTACAGTCTCAACACGCTTCACGCCATTGGTTTGGATGTAAGAAGCCAAGTAAGCGGCATCTTCCAACATTTCCATAGAAACCTTCATGTGTACACCGATTTTTTCAACCTTAGCTCTTTGCTCCTTGTATTGTACGTCGATTTGAGTTTTCTCAACACCTTCGCCAATCATTACTGGAGTTCCTTGCTGGTCATATTCTTCAACCCATACTGCATATTGAGTTCCGATTGCTCCAACACTTGCGTTAGCAAGGTAAACCAACAAACGCTGGCGGATAGGAGAAACAACACCAGTAAACTCGGAGATTGTTACTTGTCCAGAAGAAGCTTCGTTAGCGATAGTTGAAGCCAAAGTGATAGTTCCAACTGACTTCTCGTTGATTTCAAATACCAAAGGAGCTTTCAAACGAGCGTTAGGCTCAGACTTCAATCTTTCGATTTCTGCTTTTACTGGAGCGTAAGCCTTCATAAATGCGGTTTTGAAATCCTCACCGCTTACCTCTTTCTCAACTGCGCTTTTTTGCATTGCGATGTCAAGCTTATCAAGTTGCTTCTGCATTTCTGCTGCATCTTCTTTACTTACTACATTGTCGAATGATTTCAACAATGCTTCTGCCTTTTCGAAAGCCTCATTGGCTTTAGTTTCTGCATTTGCTGCTTTTGCCTTTAGAGCCTCGCCAGCCTCTGCAATGACTGCCTTTACGGCGTCGATTGTTAGATTTTCCATGATTCAAATTGTTTTTTAAGTTCGTTAATTGTTATTATTTCGACCGCTTCGGCTTCTTTTATTTCCAAAGTAGGCTCGGCTGGCTTTAGAAACTCCAAAAGTGATTTAAGTTGATTTTCTAGTTTTTCAATTGTTTCGTCGGTTGCATCTGATGTCTTCACAAACTTCTCAAGTCTGCTAAGGTATTCGAACGCGTCCGCTTCGCTTTTAAGGTCAATAAACGTGGTTTCAGGGTTAGCTCCCAAGAATTGAACCGCTGAACCTTCATACATCATTACCTCTTTAATTAGGTTCGCTTTGGCCTCCTGGTCGAACTGTTCTTTAATAGTTCTAAAGCCAAAAGAATGTTGGTTGATTAGCTCGCTCTCAATCATTTTTTGAAAGTCTTGCCCAGCTGCATGACTACCAATTTTAGCCTCGTAACGCAAGCCTTTATTGTCTTCGTAAAGATTGGTGATTTTTGCGACAACCTTGTTTTTATCGTGGTCTAGTAAATACTTGATTAACTGCTTGCCTTGTGGCCCACGCTCCATTACAGTCTTGGTAAACGCTCCTGGCTCAATTACATCGCCGTCCAAGTCTTTGTTGCCGAAAACGGCAAAATAGCCTGATACAATGCCTTGTTTCATGTCGCTATCTGTGAAGCCTTGGTTTAATCCTTTTTTTACAAAACCCATATCGCTAGTTTTTTCTAATTCCTTTATTTTATTTCTACTCCAAACCAAAGCCTCTTTGCCTCCCCAAGCGTCGTACATTAAACGACCGCAACCGTCTTCATAAGAGCTAGAGGTTTGTAAATCAACCTCGTGACGGCTTAAATACGAGAACATCCGTTTAATCGTATCAACCGACACAGGCTCGCCGTTTGCAAGCTGGTTGGCTCTTTGTTTTCCTACTGGAGTTCCGCAAGGCCCCCAACCGAACTCATCAACATATTTTAAAACCCTTCTAGCGTTGTTTCTGACCGCCTCGGGATAATCTGAATATGATTGCTCGGCTTTGTCTAGCATTGCTTATTCGTTTAGACAAATATACAAATAAAAAAAATTAGGAAACAAA